TCTGATCTCACAACAGCAACCGCCGTACAAACTGGCGATCTCGTGCTTTTCTCTGATGAATCAGCTGCTAATGATCCAACACAAAATATTACAGTCGACAATCTTATCACTAAAGCTCCCGCACTTTTAACTGAGGCTTCCGTTGCTAACGGTGATTATATTGTTTTTCTTGACGGCGGCGCAACTTCAGATACAAAGAAAGAAGCGGTTCATGATTTAGCAACGTTGTTTTCAGGAAACGGTTTAGCAGCTGCAAGTTCAGTAATTGGTGTTGATATCAATGGTGCCACCGATGGAACAGGAATAACCGTTGCTAGTGGCGATATGGTTTTATTGGCAGATGCAGATGATAGTAATGCCGTTAAAAAAGTAAATGTTAGCCAGCTTCCTTCATCAGGTATGACTAGTTTTCAGCTAGAAGATGGTGATGGCACAGAAGTTGCTGTTTCTGATGGCAAAGAAGTTAAATTTGTTGAAGGTACGGGTATTGATATTAACTGGACTGACGTCGATAACGGTACAGATGGTGATCCATATGACTTGACGTTTACTGTTGATTTAGAAGGTACTGAGCTTGTATCTACTGGAGAGTCAGGCGGAAGCAAGTTTCTTAGAGAAGACGGCGATGGAACCTGCAGCTGGCAGACTGTAACTGTAGATATAGACGCCCTTTCTGCCCTTGGGGGAACAGGGGTACATCAAACTCAAGACCATTTTATATTTTCTGATAACGGTACAGAGAAAAAGATAACCTTCTCAAATCTTGAGGATGCAATATTTGCTAATGTATCGGGGGATGGAACGATCGCAGCAGGCGGCGCCTTAACAATAGCTGATGATGTAGTCAGTTCTGCTGAGTTGGCTGATGCGTGTAGCGCTGTTACTTCTTTTACAGCACCCTTGGTTAAGGGCTCTACATCTGTACAGACGCCACTAATTGAATACACAGACGGCGACGACTCTATGACCATTGCTGACGGGGGCAAGGTTACTTTTGCTGCAGGATTCGCAGTTGGCTCAGATGCTGCAGGCGATGTACTATATCATAATGGTACTAGCTACGTAAGGTTAGCTAAGGGAAGTGACGACGAGGTTTTAACTCTTGCCAGCGGCGTACCTTCGTGGGCAGCTGCGGGCGGAAGTATGTCTTTTGTTCTAGAAGATGACGATGGTACAGAGATTTCAGTCTCTAACGGTGAAGAGGTTAAAATTATTGGCAGTGGTGTGACCACCAATTGGACTGATACTACTCCTGGCAGTGATGCCGATCCGTTCGATCTTACTATCACAGTCGACGCCGCACAAACAGGTATCACGTCTATTCTCGCAACTGATATTAAAATTGGCGAAGATGATCAAACCAAGATTGATTTCGAGACTGAAGACGAGATCCATTTTTATGCTGCAAATGTGCATCAAGTAAAATTAGTAGATAATGCATTCACGCCGCAGGCAGATAGCGATGTTGATTTGGGCGCAGCCGGAACATATTGGAAAGATGCATTTATAGATACAGTAACTACCACTGGTGACATCGATTGTTTGGGTAACATAGAATTAGGTCATGTTTCTGATACAACCCTGGCGCGAGCATCGTCTGGCGATGTTAATATCGAAGGAAACATTATCTACAGAGCCGGCGGAACTGACGTTCCTGTTGCAGATGGTGGTACCGGGGCTTCGTCATTAACAGATGGTGGTGTGTTACTTGGTTCCGGTGCTGGCGCTATCACTGCAATGGCCGCCCTTGCTGATGGTGAGATGATTGTTGGAGACGGTACTACTGATCCTGTTGCAGAATCCGGCGCGACGCTTCGAACATCAATTGGCGTGGGCACCGGAGACAGTCCGCAATTTACTGCTATTGAGTTGGGTGCCGCTTCTGATACAACTATCGCTAGGTCCGGAGCGGGAGCAATTACTGTTGAAGGGACAGCAGTCTTACTTGCCGGAGCACAAACTGGTATTACTACTATATTAAATACTGGCACCAAAGTTGGCCGCGATGCACACAATCTAATTGATTTTACTACTGACGATACGATTACCTTCAGAGTAGCTAATGTAAATGAAATTGCGATGGTTGCAAATGTCTTACAGCCGGTTACTAATGATGGCGTCGCGCTTGGAACAACTTCTCTTGGCTGGTCAGATTTACACCTTGCTACAGGCGGTGTGATTAACTGGGCTAACGGAGAAATGACGATTACGGAGGGAGATGCAAATACTTTGACCGTAGCGGGCGGAACTTTTGCCACAGCAGCGCTGACCACTTCAACCATCGTTGCAAGTGGAGTTGTTAAGACTGATGATACCACTGATGCAACATCGACTACTGACGGCTCACTTCAAACTGACGGCGGCCTAAGCGTTGCTAAGGATATTATTGCAGGAAACGATGTATATTTACTAAGCGATTCAGCCGTCCTTGGCCTTGGAGCTGGTAATGATTTTACTATTACGCACGACGGTACAACAGGAGCAACAATCGCTGGCACTCCGATATCAATTGATTCTACTGGAGAGTTACATCTTAATTCAACTACTGGAGATATCAAATTCCAAGACCAGGGCGATGATCAGTTAGCACTAGATCTCGATGGTACTGGCGGCGAAATTATCATGAAGCTTATGGTCGATAGTGATGACTTCGTGTTTCAGCAATACGACGGTACCGAAGTCTTTCGGGTCGAGGATAACGGAGACTTTGACATTGCCGGTGGGTTAGGATCTACCGGTGTGACTGTTTCTGCCGCCGGCGTAATTTCGGCAGATGGTAGAATTATTACTGATGACACAACAGATGCTACATCAACCACTGATGGTTCTATACAAACAGATGGTGGCTTGAGCATCGCCAAAGACGTCATTGTAGGAAACGATCTCTCGCTCAAATCAGATTCTTCTGTAGTTAAGTTTGGCGAGAATGAAGAAATAACACTTACCCACGAACACAATGTTGGTCTTATATTAACTCATACTGCGACTGTCGACAACACAGCAGTTAGGCTAACATTAAAATCCGAAGAAGATGATATAGCGGCCACCGAGGTAATCGCCGCAATCGATTTTAAAGGTGGTGATAGCGGAGGCACAGATGCAATTCTAGTATGTGCGGGAATCGAAGCAGTTGCAACGGACACTCATGCAGCCGATAACAATGCTACAAAGCTTTCGTTTAAAACTGCAGCATCTGAAGCAGCTGCCGAGAAAATGTCCCTCTCTTCAACTGGTGTTCTGACTTTGAACGGAGCTTCAGGCGCCCTTGTAATTCCCGATGCCGGCACTATTGGTTCCGCTTCGGATACAGATGCCATAGCAATTTCTTCTGGCGGAGCTATCACACTTAGTTCTATCGCTGCTTGTGGCAGTGACGTAGATAAATTTTTAGTATCTAATAGCGGGGTTGTACAGTTTAGAACCGGCGCGGAAGTTGCATCTGATATCGGAGCAGTCGCGACTGGTACTGCGAATACCTTTACTGCGGATCAAACAATCGCCGGCGACACTCCCAAATTAACAATCGGTGATGGCGATGCTGAAGATTCTATGTTAGCTTTTGATGGCAATGAAGTTGATTTTCATATTGCACTAGATGATAATGTAAATGATTTAGTTATTGGTACCGGCACCGCAGCTGGTACCGCTACTGCGATCATGGTAGATGGCGGAGGCACTCTTGACACTACTTTCTATGGTCATGTGAAATTGGTTGATGATAAAGCCATATATTTGGGCACGAATGACGATTATGTGATATTGTATGATGAAACAACGCATGACACTATTAATATTGGCGCCAACGTAGCCGATGCAGATTTTAAGATGAAATTGTACGCGGATGCTAATGAAGCCGCCGGCGATGCATGGCTCTTTACAATTGCTGATGGCGGCACACTAACTCTTGGAAATGATAAAAATAGTCATGCCACATATGTTACTCACTTAACGGTAACCCCCAATGCTACTGTAACGGATTCAACAGTTTCTTTTGCCGGCAATGTTTCTGTTGCTACAGCATGCAGCCCTGATGCTTCTGACGGCGCTACATTAGGCACAGCTGCATTAGAGTGGTCTGATCTTTATCTTGCAACTTCCGGTTCTATTCAGCTTGGCGCTGACCAAGATGTTGTACTCACGCATGTTCATGATGTTGGTTTAACTTTAGAAGTTGGTACCGCATCCGGTGCACCAGTTTTTGAAATTAAAAATAAAAACAACGACGCGACTAGTGGAATTCTTAAGTTTAATAAGGACGGCGCAAGCGCTGCGGATGATGATGTATTGGGCGAAATTACTTTTGTTGGTGAAAATGCTGCCGGCTCTCCAGAAACAATTACTTATGCATATATCAGAGGCCTTTCAGAAGATGTTACTGATGAAGAAGAAGATGGTAGTATTATTTTAAATGCAATGGTCGCTGGTACTGCTCGCGATATTGTTACCATTGGTAACGGAGCTGGCGTAGTCCTTCCAAATGATAGTACTTATGGTACTGTGAAAGCAAACGCGTTTATTACCTATTCAGATGAAACTTTGAAACACGACATTATAACTCTTGAGAATTCTCTTGATAAGATCATGGCCATGCGCGGAGTTTCATACACTTGGAATTCTGATAATACAGATGATATTGGCTTCATTGGTCAAGAGATACAAGAAATTGTTCCGGAAGTTGTATACAAAACAAAGAACCAAAAAACTTTGGGTATTGATTATGCTAGCATGACTGCTCTTTTAGTTGAGGCTGTTAAAGAACAACAGAACCAAATAACAGATTTAAAAGCAATAATTGATACTTTAAAAAAAACAAATTAAGATTATAGTGTTATAATAATGGTTGTAGACTCTGTTGGCAGGTATTTTTTGGTGTAATATGAAAAAAGATTATGACAAAATAGCAGAGATAGAAAGAGCGATTAAACAAAAATACGGTTCAGATGCTATACAAAATCCTGCTAAGTCTTGGACAGAAGAAAAAGAAAAAGATTATTTAGAACAACTACAAGAATTAAATGAAAAAAGAAATAAGCAATATGCCGTCGATCAGAAAGTAGAAGTCGACGGTTTTTTGGTTACAAGAAAACTACTTATTAAGGAAAATAAAATTAATTGTCCTATTTGTTGTACAAGATTAAAAACAGCTAGAGATGATATTTATACAAATAAGTTTGATTGTTGCGAGAAATGTTTTATAGAATATGTTGAAGATCGAGAAAAACGCTGGCTAGAAGGCTGGCGGCCAATCCAAGGAGAAAATTAATGTCACAGGTAACTTTAGAAATTATTAGAGGAATTTCCTCTGCTGCAGCCACTGCATACGACGGCGCCCATGATGAGAACGGCGAACCAATTAAAATTGGACTCAAAAGAGAAGAAGGAAACCCAGTTACTGATTCGAGGGTTATGGATGGGTTTAAAGTCAGAATTGATGGCAATAAATTAATTGTATCGTATCAATCAGATATTAAACTTAAACAAATATATGCTACAAAATTTGAAGATGAATTAGAACAAACCATGAGTGACATTACTTCTTATCTCAAGAAACAATATAAAAAAATAACTAAGAAAACTCTTAAACTCAAATCGCTTGGCGACGTCGATGCATTGGTACAGTCAACAAGTCGAGTAAGAGTATTTGTTACCGCAAGTAAGGTTTATGAGATCGGCGGTCTGGAAGATGTAGATGACCGCCTAGAAAAAAGCGAAGATAGATTAGAAGCCTCGTTCAAGAAATTTTTAGAACAGGGCCCGTAAAATGTCTTTTTCATTGACGCGTGACCAAATTCTAAAAGAAGTTATCAAAAGCGGCAAAGATCCTGGATATTTTATTAATAATTACGCTAAAATCTCTCATCCTTTAAAGGGGTTAGTACCATTTAAATTATATGATTATCAGGAAGGCCTTCTTGAATCATTCAACCAACATCGTTTTAATGTAATTTTGAAAGCACGTCAGCTTGGTATTTCTACTATTACTGCAGCTTATATTGCTTGGATGATGATGTTCCACCGCGATAAAAATATTTTAGTTATGGCAACTAAATTTGGGACAGCTGCAAACTTAGTTAAAAAAGTTAAGAATATTCATAGAAATTTACCGGAATGGCTTAAAATAGCAACTATTAGCATTGATAATAGAACTTCTTTTGAACTTTCTAATGGATCACAAATTAAAGCTTCTTCAACCAGTGGCGACGCCGGCCGCTCAGAAGCGTTGTCACTATTGGTTATTGATGAGGCTGCCCACGTAGAGGGCTTGGATGAGTTATGGACCGGCTTATATCCAACTCTTTCAACGGGTGGTCGTTGCATCGCGTTATCTACACCAAATGGTGTGGGAAATTGGTTTCATCAAACCTGTGTTGGCGCTCAAACAGAAAGTAATGATTTTTTTATAACCACATTAAAGTGGCCCGTGCATCCAGATAGAGATAAAGAATGGTACGAAAAAGAAACTCGAAACATGTCTCGTCGCCAAATCGCTCAGGAGCTTGAATGCAACTTCAATATGTCTGGCGAAACTGTTTTCCATCCGGAAGATATGATAAAAATTGAAGCAAACTTAAAAGAACCGAAATATAGAACTGGGTTTGATCGTAATTTTTGGATTTGGGAAGAACACAAACCAGAATTTTCTTATTTAATATCTTCTGACGTCGCACGCGGCGATGGACAAGATTATTCTACTTTTCATATTTTTAAAATAGAAACAATGGAAATGGTCGGTGAATATATGGGCAAAGCTACACCTGATATATTTGCTAATCTCCTTAACGAAGCTGGAAAAGAATATGGAAAATGTATGATTGCAGTCGAAAATAATTCTGTTGGATGGGCTGTATTAGATAAACTGAGTGATTTAAATTATCCGAATATTTATTATTCATATAAGTCATCGCATGATTACGTTGATCCTATAACAGCTGAATATGCATCAAATACAGTTATGGGATTTTCAATGACAACAAAAACACGTCCTCTGGTGGTTGCGAAATTAGAAGAATTCATAAGAAATCAACTAATTACGATATATTCGGCCAGGTTATTCAATGAGATGAAAACTTTTGTTTGGAATCATGGAAAACCACAGGCAATGAAAAAATATAATGATGATTTAATTATAGCTTGTGCCATCGGCTGCTGGGTAAAGGATGTGGCATTTACAGTTAATCAAAGAGAACTAGAATATAAAAAAGCTTTTTTAAATTGTATGAAAAAATCAGATACAATAATAAATACTTCTATACAAGGTATGGAAGGCTATAGACAAGTAGAAAAACAAAATACAATAAAGGAACAGGAAGAGTATTCATGGCTCTTAAAAGGTTAATAAATGGCGAATCGTAGAAACAATCCCAGAAATCCACAAAGCGAATTATTTAGAAAATTAACTAGATTATTATCTGGCCCCATAAGCACTTTTAGAAGACAAAGTCCTCGACGCTTGACACGTACTCAGCTGGATGATTATCATTCTCGTTTTAAATCTGCTAGTGGCCAGCAGTTTAAACGCTCCGATGAAACACAAAAATCATTAGGCAATTTAACAGCAAATTTCATGTCAAACCAAAATCGATTTGATCGATATATTGATTTTGACCAAATGGAATATACACCTGAAATTGCTAGCGCTTTAGATATATATGCTGATGAAATTACAACGTCGTCAGAAATGAATGAAATTTTAAGCATTAGAACACATGATGAAGAAATAAAATTAGAATTGAAAAATTTGTTTTTTAATATTTTAAATATTGAATTTAATTTATTTGGTTGGACACGCTCTATGTGTAAGTTTGGTGACTACTTTTTATATTTGGATCTAGATGAAGTTCATGGTATTAAACACGTTATCGGACTCCCGGCCCAAGAAATTGAGAGGATGGAAGGAGAAGATCCGGATAATCCAAATTATGTACAATATCAATGGAATTCGGGTGGATTAACATTAGAAAATTGGCAGGTTGCACATTTTCGTATTCTTGGTAATGATAGACATGCCCCGTACGGCACTTCTGTTTTAGAGCCAGCCCGTCGAATTTGGCGTCAATTGACTTTGTTGGAAGATGCCGTAATGGCATATCGTATTGTTCGTTCTCCAGAAAGAAGAGTTTTTTATATTGATGTTGGAAATATCGCTCCTCAAGATATTGAACAGTACATGCATAGAGTCATGACTCAGATGAAAAGAAATCAAGTTGTTGATCCGGAAACCGGCCGTGTTGATTTGAGATATAATCCTCTTAGTCTTGAAGAAGATTATTTTATTCCAGTTCGTGGTGGCACATCTTCAAGAGTTGAGACACTTACTGGCGGCGCTTATACAGGCGATATTGATGATATTAAATATCTTAGAGATAAATTATTTAGTGCTCTCAAAATTCCAGCATCTTATTTATCTCGCGGCGAAGGCGGGGAAGAGGATAAAACCACACTTGCACAAAAAGATATAAGATTTGCAAGAACAGTACAACGTTTGCAACGCTCAACCATATCAGAACTTGAAAAAATTGCTGTTATTCATTTATTCACAAAAGGCTATCGCGGTAAAGATTTATCTTCGTTTAGAATTAGACTTAATAACCCCTCTAAATTAGCACAGTTACAAGAACTTGAACATTGGTCCAAGAAATTTGAGGTTGCAACCGGTGCGACAGAAGGATATTTCAGTAAGCGCTGGATTGCAGAAAATATGTTTGGTCTTGCTGAGGAAGAGTTTGTTAGAATGAAACAAGAAATGTTCTACGATAAGAAATTTGATGCATTACTTGAAAGAGTCGCCGAAGAAGTTACTACAGGCGCCGATGCCGGAGGAGCCGCCGGCGGCCTCGGTGGCGAATTTGGCGAAGAGCCAGGAGGCGAACTCGGTGGCGAAGAGCTTGGAGGCGAAGAACTTGGAGGCGAAGAACTCGGCGCCGAGCCGGCTGGCGAAGAAGAAGCCGGCGACGAGGGCATGCTTCTTGCTTCCCCTCCAGAAGGAGGGGCTAAACGCGATGACGGCCGTCGAGTTCGACGGACCGCAACCGGTGAGGTTCAAACAACTACACCGGGAGCTAATTCAAAATGGTATATTCCTAAGAAATATGAAGGAGCACCTCAACGCGGCGGCTCTAGACATATGTCTGGCAGAAGAGCGATGCACTATAAGGGCCTGTCAGGCATGGAAAGCGCAACAGCAACCGATAGGGCCTTTTTAAAGGGACATTCCAAATTACTTGGTTTGGGATATGGAATATCGGAAAATGTTGATACTAATTATAATGACGAAGAAGAGAACATATTTGCATTGAGTTATGAAATTAATAATTTAATTAAACTGATGGAGTCTAAAAAAGATGAAAGTGAGACACAAACATAATAAAAAAAGAAATACCGCTTTTTTGTTTGAGTC